ACTCATTGTCATTATCCACTGTACCCTCTCGCTTTTCAAGCAGAGAATCGTCCATATCGCCTTTGGTTGTGGTTACAAGCATGTTGGTCCTTATGAGATTCGTACAATTGCGCTGGAAGCGTCGGCGGCGGGGAAGGTAATTAAAAACGTAGTGTTGGCTGTAGTCTTATCCGCACCAAAGTCCAGCACCGCCACAGATTTGTTGCCCTGCGTGCTATTGTAAATTAGAGCGCCGCGAGCCGTAATCGTTGAACTTGCCCAAGATGTATCGGAGAAGCTAACGAACGCGGTGGGGATATTTGCGCTATTGTTACCCGAGGTGGGGCTTGTGGAGATGACCAGCGTGTTGCCGCCCGCTGTGTACCCTGTACCAACCACTTCGTTGGTTGCGGTATATACAGTTGTAGCGGGGCCAATATCTGACGCTGCCGTGTACAAGGCAATCTTAAAAGTGTTAGGCGTTGTTGGGCCAAAGTTGTGAACCGCCTGGAGCAGCTCAACTTTAAAGCTTGTGGTTGCTGTTTGAGCAATAGCCATATCAAGTCACCGCCTGTCGATACTGACCAGAACGATAAGCATCCTGACGTTCCATACCATCACCCAGACGTTTAGCCAATGCAAGCGCTTCTTGGTATTTGCCGTTGTACAAGGCAGTCATGTCGGCCTCACCCTTCATGAACGTGTTCGCTTCTACCAGAGAGCCGTACAGCAGCACAGAGTCAAAGTTGTCGCCTAGCCATGTTGTACTTGCTGTAACGATTGACTCAGGATAGTAGTAATAGTGCAATTCCACGTAATACGCAGCATCCGGCGTCGGGCCAAGGATGAGTGATAGCTCGTTTGTAATTGCTGAACTAACAATTGTTGGGCCGAACAGAGCGTAGTATTTTGGCTCACCCGTGTCATTTGGAGTTGGGTACGCTTGACGGATAAAGTTTGCGTCTTTGTTGAGCAAATACTCAAACGTGCCGGTGTCTAAATTTGCGCCAGTAACGCCTGTCACCAAGGCCAACGAGTACACAGCCAAGAAGTCGGTTGGCAAAGATATGTACTTGTTGTTGGCCGTTATCACCGAAAACTGATTCTTGCGGATTGACGGGAACTGTACCGAGTTATAGATGCGCTGCTCTGCCTGTTCAACAAACACTGGAATGTTGCTAACAAAGTCAGTATCGAAGTTCTGCGTGTAATCGCAGATCGCATCTGTCAACTCGGTGTAGTTCATGTCTGTATCAGGCCATTGGGCCCCTGGCCATAGTACCTTTGGTCGCCGCTCCGTTACCACGGGTAACGATACCAGTTGTTTTAGCTTCTGGTGCTGGCCTGCGGTTAATGCCTGCAACAGACATATTGACTGTAGACGCATCGCTTTGGTCGGGGCGGGAATTAGAAGCAGCTTTAACAGGCTTGCCCGTCATAGTGTGTGGAGTTGCATAAACTGATGCATCACCAACTTCTTTGCCCATTACTTTTTTACTAAACGTAGCCATATTAACCACCTCTTTTCTGATTAGCTACTTTAGCTAAACCACGACCCATAGTCTTCATGTTAGCGTTAGTCTTGCCACCCTTGGCAAACTTTGTTGGTTTCATACCTTGATGCATGCCTTTTTCGTGCTTATGCACCATGCCAGACATCATTTTTTTATCCTGCGCCAAATCTTTCTTGTCCATATTAAGCTCCTAAATTGTCGATATGGTTACTGTACCAACTTCTACGTTCAACGCCAAGTAATTTGGAGTTAAAACCGAATCAAAACTACTTGCTCCACCAACAGGGTTCCACCCCCATTGAATATCTCTACTACCTTGGCCTGGATACCCAAACCCATCCGGCGCAACGCTATTAGTTAATAGAATCTGCAGGCCGTTAGTACCAGACTGTGTATAGCTTACATCAGGACGCGGCTCCCGTACAGCTTGTGGATCATCCACTGGGTACATACCCAACTGTAGCTGAGGCTGATCAGGATCCCAACACTCAGGACACACTTTTATGTTAAATAAGCGCGTCTTAATAATTTCTTTTCTCAGGTCTTTAAGCATGTACCGCTGACCACACCTATCACACTCTGCAATACTATTTTTGCCAGAAGCGTATCTACTAGGCATACATCACCTGTAGAACGACTGTCTTGGGACATAACGGGCAGGAGCCTTTTCGCGGTCTTCCTGTGACGCTAGTGTCCATTGTTCTTCATAGGCCGCTTTAAGCATCGCAATACGATCCATAGGCACGTCAGGGCGCTTAGAACCGACATAATAGGCTAGACCAGCCACTACGCATGGAATCAGCCGGAATGGGATATCCTGCACGTTAACGCCGTTACCAGCGTCTTGCATGCGGCGCATACGCCAGTAGACAAACACGTATTGATCGCCGGGGGCATTAGGCGTAGGCCACACGTTCACACACGTAAGGTTATTAACCGTTACGGTAGCGCTAATTGCGTGAGATGCGGCAGTTGTATTAGTGCTGCCATTGTACTGACCACGATAACAATTAAGTAGTTGATTACCGCTGACGTTAGCGTAGAAAATTGTTTCTGAATCAATTGTAATAAATCCTGTTGCGGGTAAACCATTAGTTGTGCTCAGTGTAATAGTTGTATCCGTTGCCGCCACCGTTGCCGCTACTGTTGCAGCAGACAAATAGCTTTGATTCGACTGGCGGTTAGTCCACATCTGAATAGGACGGCCTTGAGCTAGTTTGTTTGGCAGCGTTGACCATGTTGATTCAGAGATGCGGCTGATGTTGATATCAATCTGGTTGGGCGTAGTAGCCTGTGTGCGGATCACTTGATCCAGCAAATCAATCGTGTCGCTAGGCAGGGCATAGACGCCTTGCCCGGTATTCATTACAAATTGGCCCTGCTCAATAGTCCATAGATTGATGCCACGGTTAGCCCATTCAATCGTCAACATGTTGAAGGACCGGCGTGCGGTACGAAACTCATAACCAGTACGAACCTCAATACCCGCCCGCTCATACGCTTCCTCAACGATATCGTTGAAGTCTAGGTTAAATGCAGTGGTTCCTGAGGTGGAGGCCATTATCTAAATCCTGCTGTTTTCTTTGCAATCGTTTTAGGTTGCTTCACGAATTGTTGTCCGGCTTTTTTGCCAGCACGTTTTGCACGCGTTGTCGCAGCGTACTCAGCAGAGCTAAGACTTTTGATCGCAGCGCTTGGAAGGTATCTTTCACCCGTGTCAGAAGATTTTTTACCACTTTTGGTTCTCCATTTTTGGTCGCCCCAATCCTTCAATGATTTTTGAGGCGCTTTCAATCTCGGTAACCCCCACCAGCCGCCTTGTACTTCTTGGCAACTAGCTGAGCTTTACGTGCTGACCACTGACCTGCGCCAGTACCTTGCGTTGCTGCGGACTTTACTTGAGACACAATCCTCTTACGAAGACTAGGCTTTGTGTAATTGCCAGCAGCATTGACTTTACCACCCTCTTTATACTGGGTAAAATCAGTGTCATCCCGACGAGCTTTCTTCTTCCCACCGGGCATCTTAGATGCGCTTATGTCGCCCATACCACGGGATGCCATCATGATTTAGTCCTTAGCAAATAGTGCCACGAGTCTTGCCTTTAGTAGCAATTCCATCAGCACGTTTAGAAGCTGAGCCAACAGAACCACCTTTAGCGTAACCACGCTGACCACGGACAGCGTCTCGCGGGTCTTTTTTCTCGGGAGCATATTCAGTAGTAGTCATAGACTTTGTATATGCTTTTTCAGTGGCATCTTGCATCTTGCGATCAGCCATTTCTTCCCGTGCTTGTTTTTCTGCTGGACTCATTTGAGACTCCTAAATTAGCACTTGCCGCCATTTTTCATGGTGATCATTTTGCCTTTGGTTTTACCCTTAGACTCAATGCCGCCGCCTTTAGCCATAAAAATAGGCACTTTTTTGCCGTCTTTCATTTTCATAGGCATGCCGCCTTTTTTCATGCCCATACCACCCATAGCTGTATCAGCCATAGGCGTAGGACGCTTCATGCCGTCTTTAGCCATGCTCATACCTTTTTTCATCACAGGTTTACCCATACTTGAAGCCATATCACCACCTCTTTTAAAAGTTTTGCCTTTATCGGCATCGTTGAACTCTTTACCCACGGACTGTGGGACGCCTGCTTTCTTAGCAAACGATGGGTTGTTAGCCACCGCAGCCATGAAATTGTGTTGTTTTTTACTCACTGATGGCATTATCTGCCTTCTTGCGATTAGTTAAATTACGGACAGTATCTGTCTCCCAAATACGAAGCCCAAGGTAAATGATCGTGAACAAAGAAGCCAAAGGCGGAAGCCACGTAACCATGACGCCAACAGTTGTTAAGACTGCTGCGCCATCTGCAACTGCTTTAGCTGTGTCATGTTGAGTCATGTTAGCAATTCCAAGCTCTAAGAGCTTTATTGATCCTTGAATCTGGGTCGTTGGCGGTCTTGGCAGAGGTCAGTTTCTTTTTCATCCCGCCCATCCGCGCACAGAACGAGTCTTTGCGAGAGCCGCCTTCTGGCTGGGGACGTTTCAAGTTCATGCCTTGCGCTTTCGCAGAGGCTCGACCTTTGTCGTTCAAGCCGCCCTTCTCGGACTTGCCTTCTTT